TTCCTCTGGCATAAATGGAATAACAAGGGAAGATGTAGTCGCTAGGTAACAACTTCCGATAGGAATTTGGAACCATAGTATATGTATCAAAGGATCCTCCACCATAGCCATCACGTTTATACTTTCTATTTAGACGTGGAACATAGTCACCGATAAGGTGGCCATCTCCATATCCATCTGGACCGTATAAAGCAATGTCCTCACGGATGAATTCTTTCACGGCTTCTGCAAGTTTTCGCTCGCAGTTGCGTATAAAGAAGTTATGCATGGTGTAAAGAGTAGACTCGCTTACCTTTTCTCTAAGGTAATAGGGTCTAATATCGAAACCCCCTAGATAGTCAGCACCACACGATTCTCTAAATGGGCCTGAAGCATAAGATTTGTCTCTATTGACGACAAACCCTGCCCAGGATAAACATTTTTCGAGAAGTGGGTATCCTTCGGTCGGCAAAATAATATCGTCGCCGAAGGTATTGACTAAACTAGTATCCAAACCAAGATGAAAGCACACAGAGTGAGCGATAGAATAGAATATTAAACTTTCTAATTCAAACGTAAAGGCATTTCCCATACTCGAGAATTTTTCAAGAATATAGGTCTTACCTTTATACGTTACGCTCTCACTACGGCATGCATCCAACAGGCTAGCCCAATCGTAAGGGAGTAAATCCCATACAAGAGCATAGCTAATAGTATCAGAAGCAGATGATAGATCGACCGTGGCTAATGAGCCATCAATAGAACCTATGCAAGCTAGCTTTTGATTTCTGCTTTGGTCTGTAAGATCTAAACCTTTCTTTTTGAAAATAGTTTTCATATAGCTACCTATACCTTTCTGGATTAAACCATTAAGTACAGGTTCAACTACAATAGATCTATCTTCTTTAGAAGATTTAGGGACAAAGGCCAATTTCCCGCTCGCAAGCGTGACTTTAACCTTACCCGTTTCAGGGTTCGTGTTAAAGGCACTTATTGCCGGCAACTCGGCTAGAAGCGCCGGTACGATAAGGAGAAGGCTTTTGCTACACTCCAGTCTATTCGCTAGCTTAACTCTAGGGTTAGCTACGAATGATTTTGTACTGGTCGTTGCTCCGGGACCGAAAGTCAGCTCTAAAGAGTCAAGACTAGGAACGGATCCAAGCATCTGTGCGATTTTACGCTGCGCGTGGTGAAATACCGCGGCAACGTCATTATCTAATGACGCATGAGTTCGAATACGCTCGTTCGTTTCCTGACATAGCTGTTCGGAAGCGAGGAATTTTTGAAATGCTACTTCCTCTTTGTCAATACCAAAATCCAGGAAATCTTGTTTTGAAACAAGACTCTGGATCTGGCGTGCATAGAGAAAATCATCTTTCGAAAAAGACCAAGTGTAATCAAATTTAAAATTTGATACATCAACATAGCGACCTTCTTGTAACAAGTTATATAACTGGTTAGTTAAAGGGCCGCCATTACGTTGACATTGGAGAGCAACACGTTCGACTACGTTAAGAGATTCATCGACGGTGCGTTTAACTATAAAGCTCATGTTAATTCCTATTTATAGAATTAATCTAAGTCTGACGACTTAGAGAGTAAAAGTTACCTAACGTTAGTTAGGGAGGATTAAGGCATTGAACATTTGGGGAGCTGGGGCCGTACTGGCCGTCCATGCACCACCTGCTGAAGCATTCGTTAGAGTGCCTGTAGCAGTTGTAGCAGTTGCTCCTTGGATAATTCCAATTGCCATCTTCACGGTATTCATGCGATCCGCGATTGTGGACCTACGATCTGCAAACAATGTAAAAATTGCTGTAGTAACGTAAGCCACTTTCTGCGGTGCAACATAACCCGCTGAAGTCCCCGACGCCCCGAGAGTTTCCATAACGGGAACTTCCAGTTTGCTTGTAATTTTGTAACCGCCATTCTTTAACTTCAATGTCTCAAAGGTAAGGCGAGGCTGTCCCTCTAAAGGGATATTAGCATCAGCCCCACGCCAGAAAGGCACTGGAGTATCAGTAATCGGTTGCAAAGTCCACTCTTTAGGTGTGGTAGCGTCGTCTTTGACAAGAATATTTGTCATGTTAGCCATAAAGGCCTCCTGTAATAAAGTATTATTATACCCGGTATACCGGGATCGTGAATGAAAGTACCAGACAAGGTATTTATCTGATACGTTGGTGAGCTAAGGCAATAGCGTTAGCAATATGCTTTCCGCTAGAAGCCTCTGACAAAGTCTTGAAGGATGGTGTCCCTAAGGACAAACCACCTCCGGTTGTACGGTTGACATTCACTTTTCTAAAGGTAGCAGAAGCCCCTTTATGAAATTTGGATGTACCGACGCCGGAGGCTTGCCATTCTCGGACAATCATTGTCATGGAACGACCTGTTAAGGTCGGTATAACGGCTAGATTATCTAGATATGAGCCGATTGGTATAAACCAATCAATTACGAAACTATATGGAACCAGTTCCCATGCCACGCTCGCTGGATTCGTTAATCCAAGCGAACGCTGCGTAGGTAAAGATTCTGTCATTTCGTACCATATATGCTTAGTGATGGTAAAAGTACCATCACCTGTCCAATTAGTTGGAGCACAGCTACCGTTATATGGACGCGAATACGATGTTGACTTATGTATAACTTCGGACCGAGGACCTCGAGTACGCTCATGGAGCATATTCGAGAATTCGTGAACGTCGTTAAGCAAGGGTAACCACCCGTATTGCATCTCCAACCATCTCCCAGATACATCCTTAGGACGTAACTGAGAGGTGTGCCCATCGATACCTAGACGCCTAGCCGCACTACTAAAGCGGCCCTGCTTTAGGTCTCGAATTGAACCACTAATGGTCCTTAAAGCGTTGCCCACCATCGTAACCGTTTTACCGGCTTCGGCAGTGAACACCGCGGCATTAAAATCGTGCCCTCGGACAGAAGATGTTATCTTTTGTTGAAGAGCAACATTTTTATAGCCAGGAATATCGGTTTCCGTAGCATTTCCAGAACAGCCACAATTAATATCATAATGATAAATTGTAGTGCCTTGGACATAAGTGCTAGGAGAACAACGAGACTCGTACTCAGTCATAGTGTAATTATTCCACTTTGTCTTTTTCTTGCCTCCCGATATGAAATAACGGCCATCATTACCAGACCATGTACGGGCAGAATAATTCCCGTACGATTGGCTAGTTGATTTAGTTCCACTAGTCATTTCGCACCTCTATGGTGTTGGTCTTGCGACCGATCCTCGTCAAAGAATTGAGGATCAAGACGACCCCCATTGGAAAATGGGATCTGCAGCGTCTCTAAATCTGCAGAAGAAGTCAGCCACACATGTCCTACAGACACATGCCGATCAACAAAATTCCAGATGTAAACAAAGCCGAACGCATAGCATAAGAGAAGTCCAATGCTTAAGGTTCGGGCTAAGTCATCGGAATTGAAGTTTTTCATACATGTCTCCGTAAGTAATACGACATAGTCGTGTTATAGTGTGGTG